CCGAGATCGGTTAATTCTTGAGCTGCAATCGTGTATCCGTAGTCGGCATAATTTGCAAAATACAAATTTTTAATCCCTCCACGTTGATCACGGCATCCAAGTAATTTTCCCGCTGAAATTAAACAGGCCATAAAATTTTTTTTTATTTAAAACCGCCCCACTTAAGAGGCGGTCTTTGTTAGTATTTAGTCGAAAGTCAAGTAAACAATCTCTTCAGCATTGTAGTATCCAACACCTACGTTGTAAACTACCTTGCCGCGAACTTTACCAGTCAATAAACCGATTTCGTCTTCGTCAACCAAAGCAACTTGATTGTGGTCAGCAGTCAAACCTGTTGCAAAAACTAAGTTTTTACGCTCGTAGATAACTACGGTGTTCGCAGGCAATCCGTTTAATACGGTCAAAGTGTGACGTCCGAAAGTTAAAGCGAAGTCGTTGTTTCCGTTTCCGTAAACAATACCTTGAGTTGACAAGTAGAAAGCGTAGTATTGAGCAACGTCAGGAGATACTGCGAATACTAATTCTTTGTTTCTCAAAGCGATTGGCACGGCAGCCAAAGCAGGTTTCAAATATTTAGCCAAAACGTTGCCTTCAGTTACGGCAGCGTCAGCAGTTGGCTTGTTTACGTCACCGTCAGCGATAAATTGAGTAATAAAACCGTCGAAGTTACTTGATGAAGTCCAAATATCAGACTCCAATTTCTCTCCGATAGCACCCAAAACCTCTGCTTGGATAGCATCCATAATATCACTTGGAGCGGTTGGGTTAGCAGCACCGCCACCCATAATTCCATCAGACCAAGTAGCACGGAAATCTTCTTTACAAACGTCAAAATCATTTTTGAATTTGAAAGGCTCGATCAAGTTTTCGTTTAAAACGATTGTCCCAGCAGGAGCAAATCCGCAAGTATATGCAGTTGTTCCGTCAGTGTATGCGATTTTACGCAAAGACAATTTGTAGTTTACATTTTCAGCGATAGTTACCGCATTTTTTTCGATAGTGTCAATCGTCTTGAACGCTTGACCGATAATTACACCGGCATCTCTACCAGCATAATTTGAACTTACAGTTGTAGTTGTAGCCATTTTTTAATTTAAGTTTTTAAGATTATTTTGGATTTTTTGTGATCTCGTCAATTTGACGTTTGCGTTTAAAGTTTGAGCAACTTCGGGCTTTGCTTTTGTTGATGCCTTAACCTCAACTTGAGAAGTTTTAACCTCAGCGATTTGAGCTGTCAATTCAGTTCTAACCGATTCGATTTGTTTTGCTACCTCAACTGACATAGAAGTAACGATTGATTTTACTAACTCAGCGAATTGATTTTCGCTTGACATTTCCATAGGTGCCTCTTCAACAACTACTTCCTCAACCATTGCGTCTTTAATTTCGGCAATCATACCTTCCTCGGTAATTACCAAAACTCGTCCGTCTTCAAGTTCGTGTTCTCCAATTGGAGCAGGAACTTTGTCTCCGTTTTCAGCAACAATAAACACAGGCACGCCAGCGTCAAATGATTCAGCCTCCAAAACGGTAACACCATCTTTTAGCATCATGGTAGCCATTGCAACTTCCACTTGCTCGGTCTCGTTCGATAATTTTATCGAGGCAAAACCGTCTTTTATCGCGTTAACGATTTCATTAATATTCATATATTCACTTTTTAAATTTACTCTCTCCATGTCAAAAACCCCATCTATTGAGAAGCCTTTAACTTTGCCTGTCTTAACGTAGTTGTTCCAAATATCCTCGTTGTTTACTTTCATTGCTGCAAACCACGTTCCCACTGGCTCGTTAAATCCGTAGTGTACTGACTTATCGTGTACCTCGTCCATTTTTATCCACGTTTCAACAAATGTCACGTCCTCGATTTGTGTACCTGAATGCTCAATAGTTGAGTTGTTCTGATATCCTTGACGACTGAAATTTTGTTGCACTTGTTTTATTGTCTCCGCAGGGAATACGATGTTAAATTCGTGTCCGTCCTGATTGCGATATATTGGTTGGTTTGGTATTAATACCGCCCCTAATAAAATACGCTGCTCCTCGTTTATGGTGGCAAGTTGTATCTCCTTTTGTTGTGACAAAGTGATAAACTGCACCCCTATTGCTGGATCGGATACGAGTGAAACAGCGTAAACGCCCTCGTTATCCTCCTCGTTAAACATTACTTTGTAAGTGTCCATACCCTTATAACTGATTTTTAATTGTTTGTTATAAACTTTTTGCATTAAATTTCAATTTAATGACATAACTTTTTTTTATTTTCAATCTTTAGATTGAAAAACTTAACTCTTTTTTCAACCTATAACCTTAAAAAATTATAAGATTTTAAGGTTATAACCCTAAAATATTACCCTCCAAGCGTTGCGCTTTGTATAATATTACGGTCTAAGCCTTGGGCCGTTGTTACATTATTTGCTACAACGTAGGCTTGCACTGGTGTTTGTTGCTGCGCACCCATTACACCCGCCAATTGGTTGACGCCTGTTGAGCCAACAACATTAAATTGAGGGGCTGTTGCACCTCCCATTGCCCCCATTGAAGGAGCAGCACCTCCACCGCCACCTCCAGGTACTTTTACGGATATAATATCTTTAACTGCCTTAAATCCTGTTGCAGCAATAATAGCGACGTTTGCAATTTTTAAACCAATCTCAAACGGAGTCACGGTTTTTGTTGCAAGCTCTGCGGTAATACCTTGATAAGTATTAATTGTTGCCGCTGCAATCGACATGGCTTTACTTGCTGCCGTATTTTTACCCAATAGGTCTGCGCCTTTACTTAATACATCAGCAGTTTTACCCATAAGGGCTTGTTTTGCTGCTGCCTCTTTTTCAGCTAATTCAATATTAGATTTTGCAAGCTCCTCATCTTTTACTTTTTGTTCTGCCTTAATTCTATCCTCTTCAGTTGCATATTTTTGCATTATGCCAGTACGCTCAAGGGCAAATGCATCGGATAAAGCCGTAGTGTCTTGACCTAATTTTGTTGCGAGTGCAATTTGGTCTTGATATTTTTTATCAATTGCTGCAAGTTCAATCTCCTCTCTACTCATGGTAGACTCGGCAATCAATTGATTTGCGTCTTGATTTGCTTTGTATAAAGCGTCAAAATCCTCTTGAATTTTTTCTGCCTTTTTCTTTTGAAATTCCGCTAATTGCTCGGCTTCTTTTTCTCTTATTGCATATTGCTCTTCAGCTGTTTTTTGTAAAGCAGCAGTTGCGTCATCACCTGCTTTTTTATCAATATTATTAATGCCTAATTGATAACCATCGCGATCACTTTTTAATTTTGCAAGTGTTTTATTCGCTTCCTCAACAACTGTATCTCCTTCCTTTCTTGTTTTGGCAGGATCAAAACCTAATTTTGCTAAATAGTCGGTCGCTTTATCTCCAAATGCTTCATCAATTTTATTGGTTATTTTAACTCCTGGTATCTTGTTTATTAAATCAATTATTGAATTAATATTTTTTGCTGCTGATTCGTATAAATAACGCTGCGGAATTGTAACAAAATCTAAGAATAATTTTAAATATTCGTAGTTTCTTGCCGCCGCTTCCTCTTGGGCCTTATTTGTAGTTTCAATACGTTTAATATCAATCTCATAGGCTTTTATAGCTTCTTGCGTTGCTTTTATTTTTATATCTAAAATCTCCTTTTCAGATTTTCCTTGTAATCTTAAGCTATTTTCTTGTAGGCTTAAAGACGCAAGTTTTTTATCTTGTGCTTCAACATTTTTTTGAGCTGCTGCATTAAGTTTCTTTTGCTCTTCAGTCACACCCCCAACAACTGCCTTAATATCGTCCCAATACGCTACAATAGTACCCAAAGCAACAACAAGTAAACCAATACCTGTTGCAATAATTGCCCCCTTAATTCCTTGCATTGCGTCTATTGCAACCGTTTTTAATCGTTTAAAGGAGTCCATCGATTCGCCTAATGCTTGCAATCCTTGAGACAAAGCCATCGCGGATTGAACTTTTAAAAGTGTCGCTTCAACATTTTTAGACTCAACTCCAAATAAGGCCATGCCTCCTTGTACTGCGGCAAACCCTCCAGCAACACCCGACAAAGACGATGTTAAAGCCTTGAATTTTGCGTCAGGATTAAACGCATCCGTTAAGTCTTTGGCGTCTCCAATACGATCCTTTAACTCGGCGGCTTTTTGTGCCGCTTTTACGGCCTCAGCTGAGGTTGCCCCGAATTTATCGGATAACGCGGCGACCTCAGCTTGGGCCTCTCTAAGTTGCGAGCGTAAAGAGCCAACCGCCTGGTCTGCGTTGCCTTGTACTTTTATATCAATTACCTTCTCTATTGCCATTTCATTGCCTTTTTAAATAGTTGTAAATAGTTGCGCGTGTACTCATATCGACCTTTGGCGATTGAGATAATCTCGTTGTTCTCGTATTGCTCTGCGATTTGGAGCATTTGTAAAATGTGATTAAGCATATTGTATAACGTCTATTTTTACTTCGGTTAAAACTCCATTTTTGTAGTATTGCAAAGCTATCGAGTCGTTGCGTTCAACCGCTGTTGTGTTTGCAGGAATAGTCACGTCCAAAACAAGGTCGGTTATATTGTCAGCAGTCAGCGCATAACTTAAAAACCCTCCCGAGGCAACCGTATCAAATGTGTCGTAGTCGATTTTATAAATTAAAAATTGCACAACTTGGGCCGTATTGTCAACCGATAAAGCTGTCATATTTGCATACCGCAAAAGTGGGGAGCCGTCAATTACTCGGAAGTCGTTTAATAGTTCCAAGTTAACTTCGCCACTGGTTAGGTCGGTGGTCATGGTGTTGATTGTATAGCGTTTATTCGATAGCGCAATTTTATCATTCAATTTTAGCGATGTCAGTAAGTTAGTATTACAATGCGCCTTGACTTTTAAAACTCGCGTCCGTTGATTGTAAATATTAAAAATTGAGTTCGCATAATACTGTTGGAATAATCCGTTTGTCACTTGTGCTAAATACCATGGGGATATTTCGGTGTTCCAATTTAAAGTACGAACGTAGCTTAAATCAGTGCCTCCTATTGAAAGCTCATTTGTAAATCGTGGGTATACTGTATTAACACTAAAAGTCGTTCCGTTTGCAGTGTATTTAATTGGATCCCCTGGAGATAAAGCTTGCCCCCCATTAAAGTACATTAATATTGGTTTTGGGGTATATGGTTTTAAATCCTTATTCCAACATGTGGCCGTTATAAAATTAGTATCAGTATATCGCTCCCACATAATATCCTCAAATGGTAGCTTAACCTCGTAATTTGATGTAAAGGCTGAGTCGGGATTGTCAAAAATTAAGTCGCCATAATCTAAGTTATAAAGCGTTCGATAAGCGTTGTTTAAAACGTTCTCCGATTTCTCAAATTTAAATGAAATTTGTTTGAATAGATTTGGCCTTGAAATCTCGATGTCTTCGGCCTCAACAAACTCGGTTATATCTCGGAGGTCTCCCTCTTGATACCAAGCCTCCATCGGTTGAAATAAAAACCTATCCTCAGCGATTGGAACGATTACTAAATTCATCGCTTTGACAATTGCAGTTAAAAACGTGTC